ACAAGCGGTTCACCGTTGTTGTCTACCACTTTACTTGCTTTTGCAGGGCTATTCTGCCAATCACCGAACCATCTGATAAATTGTTTGCTTTGAGTAATATTATTGATTTTTTTATTGACAATATCATCAATAGGACGTATAATAATATTGGAACCCGAATTTTTAAGTTGGCTGGGTAATTGGTACCCTGACTTCTTAAAAATATTCTGGGTTCTTTTTTTGTCTAAATAAAAGAATCCTGTTTTGCCCATTGTTTCCAAAGCAATGGCTTCTTTTATATAATCGTTGATATTACTCTTATCAAAATATGTTGCAACAAGGTTTACATCTATAAGCGTGTTGTTATACATTCCTTGATAATCAACAGTTATCGGTGCAATTACCTGTTTTCCGTCAACTGATAAATCAACTAAAACAACTACTTTATGGGTGCTGTCTTTGCTCTTATTTTTATTTACCGCAAAATCAGGGTGAGCTATTACCATAAGCGGATCAGAAATTTTATTGTAAATATCTTTTACGGTATCAAAACCTAAATTGTGATAATTGGTATTTTTATGATATCTCCCCTCACTTTTTGCTCTTGTATCTGATACTGCGACAGAATAAATATGATTTTTAGTCATAGCAAGAGGTAATGGTGCTAATCCGATTTTTTGTAAAATATTAGGTGTAATACCCATAATTACCGCATCGTCACTATTGTATGTGTTTTTTTCAATTTCATCAACTTTCTTTTCAAATTCCGCTTGTACTATGTTGTCGGTACTTCCTATTGAATATTTCTCAACATCAATCTTCTCACCGTTCTGAACCTCTGTTTGCTCGGTAATATTTTCTCTTGCGGTGTCTGCCGCCTCTGAAAATCTTTTTGCGAGGCTTTCAAGAGCTTCAAGATCTTTGGCAAATGCTTTAGCTCCGTAGTTTGTGCTTTTGTCGATGAGCCAATTCTTTACTTTTTCAATCAAAGATTTAATTGCCGCTGCAATTTTTGATTTATTCTGCTTGGTGCTGAGGGCAATATTGAGAGCCTTTTCATCTGAGGCAATGCTCATAAGTGTGTCGCATACTATTTCTTCCAGAGCGGCATCTCTTGTGTTTTCGTGTTCATCGGCCTGCAGTCGGTTGCCGTATCTCTCAATTGTGCGGTCAATCATCTTGTTAAGGTCAACACCCTTGCGTACAAGATAGTCTGACACAAAGTCACTCAACGTTCGCCATTCGGTTGGGTTGGTTTTCTTAATCATATGTCCGGCTTCATGTAAAGCTGTGGCAAGGATTTTCTGACTTGAAATTTCTGAGCTTAAAATAATGTTGCCGTCTCTTGCAACACCGTTCACTCCGTCAGCAAGGCGGTCCGAGATAATAATGTTTCGCCCTGTCTTTTGTGAAAGGTTTCCGAGCGTGCTTATAAGCTCCTGCGGAATGTGTGATACATCCGTTCCGCTGTCTGCATACACGCTCACACCGCTTGTGTCTGCTCTGCCGTTGCGGTTGATTAACTCGGTCAGTCTGTTGGCATGGTGTTGAGTGTTAATGTCAACATCTCTTCTGCCGGTGCTCAATGCCTGACTTACAATCTGTTCACCGAGAATATTTTTAAGGATTTTAAATTCAGCAGTTTCTCTGAGTGAATCAAGTTTAACGCCCTCTCGACCAAAGCTGTATGCGGCTGAATAAGCATTATTATACTTATACAGCTGTTCTTCGTCACTCATTTTCTGCGCCTGCGGACTTTCACTCCACTCTTCAAAGTTTGAAATATAGTTTCTTGCACCGTATGTATCAAATTCGTTTGCACTGTGAACAATTGTATCAAACTTGCTGTTTGAAAATGTTATACTGTCCGCATTAACCTGTTTACCGTCATTTGTGTTGAACACAAGTGTATTTTCTTCATCACTGCGATTGATTTTTGCCGAGCTTTCAAGGCTCTTTAGTGCAACCTTGACGACCTTACCTGTTGAAGTATCTGTTGCTATAATGCCGTTTGGGTGCTTCTTGCCAAAAGCATATACGCCGTACATTTTGCCGATAGCCTCTGTATCGGCTTTTTTTGTTGCATTGATTACAGTGCTTGCCTGTGCCTGTTCTGCGTTCTGCTGTCCGTTCTGAGCCGTGTTCTGCACATTCTGAACTGTGTTCTGCTGTGTATGGTTCTGTTCGTTCTGTGCATTAACGGTCTGATTACTCTGCTCTTGTGTATTCTGCTTTTTAACCTGCGCAATTTTGTTTACAAGTTCGGGATTTTTGGCAACCTCTCTGTTGATAAGATACATAAGGTTGCCGACATCTCCGGCACTGATTTTTCCCTCGCCCTTGGTTTCAACGAGTTTCTGCATTTTTTTAGCATAATTGTATGCTCTATCATTTTTGTCGGTTGCAAGACCTTGACTGATGAGCAAATCAAGGTCAAAGTTTTCATCGGCCATAACAGCTTTACCGATTTGAATGTTGCTCTCTTTATTTTGTGCCATATCAATTTTTGCACCTGCAAGATTGACACCTGCGGTAGCAAGGTTAAGCACACCGCCCGATATTGCACCGCCGGCAAAATCAAGTCCGACATTCTTCCAAAAGTCCCAGCTTGCGGCATTCTCCGCCTCAGCCTCATTCATTCCCTGTTCCATATAATTCTTCTTAGCAAGGTTGTATGAAGATAGGTCCTTGTTAATTGCGTCATCTGTCAATCTGTTTGCAAGGTCGGTAAAGGCCTCTTCCGAGCCTTCAGTAAATGCACCTTTAAGCACATTACCAACAGCAGCTCGAAATGTGCTTTTACCGCTTGCTTTAAACGCTGAGAGCTGTTCAAGAGAAACCTTTTCAAAAAGGGTTTCTGCAATACCTGATGCAATACCGGTCTTTACCGCATTGTCAATTGTACCGCCGTTGTTGATAACTTCATTCGCCGCACCGACACCGGCACTTGTGCCCATAATGCCGAGTGACAAAGCCTGTCCGCCCGGAACGGCATTGAGCGGTAACAAAGAGGCAAAGTCAGCCATACTCATTCCTGTGTTGTAAAGGAATGAACCGAAATCATTGTTAATGTTTTCAGATACCTTTGCACGCATAGCGTCAGATATAGCGGTACCTGTTTCCGCGGGGTTAATATATCCGTCACCGCCGTTATATTTCTTATCAAGGTCGGTTGAGATATATTTTACTGCATCGGGAACAGCCCCTGTGAGCCTTACTCCCACGCTTTGGAGTGAGCCGAGAACAGGATGTTTGTCGGCGTAATCTGTATATACTCTTGTAGTTTCCGCTGCACTTTCGGCATCTCGTTCTCTCTTGTACCATTTATATAGGGATTCGGTATCATAACCTTCTTTTTTCAGATTATTGAAATCCTTTACAATCTGATTGCGTTCTTTTCCTGATAGTTTGTTTATGTAGTTGTAGTCATCAAGAATAACCTGATTTTTAGCACCATCAGTATTTTCTTCACTTCTTACTAAACTTTGATTACTGCTGTATTCCTGCAAAGCATAATATTTCTGCAAAACAGTTTTTGCCTTGATGTCGTTATTAACAATATCGTCGTACTCTTTTTTCTTCTGTTCAGAAAGTTTTGCGTTGTCGATTGCAGTTTTTAATTTTCCCTGTTCATCTTCAATTGCTTTAAGCCGGTTATATGCCTGTTCTTCATCTCTCTGATTCCACAAGCTGTTAGCTTCTTTATTAAGCTGATTATTATATTCTTCCAACTCCTTACTTGATGAGTTGTCATACATATGCTTATTAAGCCAGTTAAGCTCACTTGTTGTTGCGTGCAATCTCGCATTAAGCCTCTGCTCAAGCGTTGAGTTTTTATATTTGTTTTCAAAACTTTCCGTAAGTTTGTTTGCTTTGTCGCCAATATCGGCAAGAACAGCTTTCTGCGAATCACTTAAATCATACTCGCCGTTTCTCTGCTTTTCTGCAATCTGTTTGTCAAGCTCATCAATTTTTGAACTGTACTCTGAATAAACTTTATACTTATCCTTTTTTCTTGTATCAATACCTGTAGAGGTTACAAGTCCGTTATCAAGTGCATACTTGTTGCGTTCATCAACTAATGCTTTTCTTTCATCGGTCATACCTTTTAAAGATTGACTGTGAGCATATTCCTTAGCGTTCTGTCGGTTTATTTCCGTCTGCTTATTAACCCTGTCGGCAAGTTCATCATATTCTTTCTGCATTTTCTCGGCTGTTTTGGTGTCACCTGTTGCAACCGCCGCATTATACATGTATGTAAGTCCTTTAACTCTATCATTCAAAGACTTGTTCGGGTTTTTAATTGCTGCTCTAAAATCCTCTGCGGAGCTGTTTGCCTTATTCCAATTTCCGTTTAAAAAGGATTTTATATTTGAACCTGTACTTGAAGAAGTATTGTTGCTGTTCTTCTTGTGATTAATGATATTAAACATTTCATTAACAGTAATTCTCGGACTTGTTGTCCCTGTGTCATTGTTGCCGGTAGTATCTTCTGTTTCACCGCTGACAATTTGTCTGATAGTCATTTCAGAATTATGCTGAGGTTCAAGATTCCTTCCTGCTAAATCTCCGCTTCTTGCTCCTGCATTACTAAAATTATCCTTGCGGTACTTCTTACTGCTTTGCCTGCCTGTGATTATATCTTTTAATTCACCCATAGTTTTACTCCTTAGTCGTCAAGTGACAGTCCGTATTTGGCTGAGAGATATGCAACATCTGCCGCACTTAGCTGTCCCATATTGTGTCCCTGAATAATACTGCCTCTGATATACTTCTTATTCTTCTGCTTATCAAGTCCCATTGTTGTTGCGTAACTGTCGGCAAGTTCGCTGTTATACTTACTTCCGTCACTTGTTATGCCGATTTTCTTGTATAGATAATCCCTTTCGTCATCGTTGATATAGCCCTCACGATACTTTTCGTCAATGTATGTTTGAGCGTACACGGTGTAATTGACTGCACCGCCTTCTTTGTATAACGCTCCGTCCTCTTTGTTGCCCGTGCCCTTTTTAAAATCATTTTTCGTAACGCCCATTGAGGCAAATACAGCATTTGCATTTTCTGTTTTGCCTTTGTTTTTCTCAGCCTTTGCTTTTGCTTTTTCGGCCGCTTTCTGAGCCTTAGTGTAGGCTGTATAAGCCGCCTTATTTCTTTCATACTCAATCTTCTGAGCGTTTTCTCTTTCAGCCTGTGCATTTTGTGCAAGCTGATTTGCACTTACCGTGTCATACAAATAACGTTGACTGTCTGCTGCTCTTGCTGATGAGAGATTATTTACTGCTCCATTAAGTTTGGTGGAATAAACATCATTATTAGCACTGTCAAGGTTGACATCTGCCTGTCTGTCGGTTGAGTACCTGCTTGCAAGAAGATTAAGATAGTTCTTGTAGTCTCCTACCGTGTCACGATTACGGCTGTAATCTGTACCCTCAAGCGTGTTATAGAGGTTAAGCACATTTGCGTTTTTCTCCTGTTTTGCTTGATAGTCCTGTTGTGCAAGTCCTCTAAATGTACTTTCTGCATCGCTTATATTGCCCATACGCTCATTGTAAACCTCGTTTGCGACAGTATCGGCATAGGTAGGATTGTAACCGCCTGAAAGCTGATTAGCTGTGTTACGGCTCGTATCTCGTGCCATAGCGGCATTCTGCGCAAATTCCTTTCTGTACTGCTGATATGCCTTGTCTTGCATCGGGTCATATTCAAATCCTCTGCCTGTCAGATAGTTACTTATAGCGTCATCTAACTTGCCGCTGTAAGTGCTTTTATAATCGTCAGCCTGTCCTGTCGCTGTTGATTCTGCACCCGCAAGAGCGGCGGCACTCTGCTTAGTGTCACCGCTCACCGTCTGACTCGGTACTTCATTCATCAGGTCATTATAAATTTTCTCTTCGCTGTTCACGCTCAATGTTCTCACCTCACTTTATTTTCAGCTGACTGTTCAGATAATTGTAATAAGCGTCCGACTGTCTGCGCTGACTGTCAATACTTGACCTTGTGTCGGCACTCAATGTGTTGTGTTCATACTGTGCCTCGGCAAGATTTCTAATGTCAGAAAGATTACTCTGTGCCGCTGACATTTGTGTCTGCCAGTGAGCCAGTTCGTTTTGAAAGTTACTCATATCAAGGCCTTTGCTTGTGCCGTACTTATTTTCGTAGTAGTTCATAAAGTCGTAATCATCCGTTACGCTGTCCCTGTATCTCTGATATTGCGTGTTATCAAGGTTCTGCAATACACCGATTCTGTTCAGCGTATCTTCCTGCTGTTGCTGATAACTCTTGTAGGCTTCGTTTTTGAGTGTTGGTACCTTACTTGCAAGCTCGTCCATATACTCGCCGAATGCCTTTTGACCAGCCGCCTGTGAATATGTATTGCTGTAACCGCCTGTGTTGCCGGCATAACTTCCCTGCACATTCTCCTGTGTAACCTTGCCCTCACGGGTATATTTTTCTTTTGCTTGCTGATATTCCGTAGAATTTTCGGGTGTCCAGTCAAATTTATTTTTTTGATATTGATTTGCAAGCTCGTCAATTGTACCCTTGTACTTGCTCGTATATCCCTTATTGATTTTGTCGGTGTATGAG